TCGGCCCTGCAGAACGGGTGGATGACGGTGAACGAGATCCGCGAGCTTGAGAACCTCAACCCGATTGGGCCGGAAGGCGACAAGCACTTCGTGCAGCTGAACATGACCACGCTGGACAAGGTGGGCGAGGAGCCGCCGGCACCGGAGCCGATGCCAGAGCCGGTGATGGAAGTCGAAGACGAGGAATCGCCCGAGGACGATGCCGAGGACCAGGCCGAACAGGAGGACAGCACCAATGGAAATTGAACGCCGCTGCCTGACAGCAGAGGAAGCCCCTGAGTGCGAAATCGTCATTGAGACCCGTGCCAGCGGGCGAGAGGCGATCCGTGGGCTGGCGATCCCGTACAACCGGCTGAGCCTCGACCTGGGCGGCTTCCGCGAGCGAATCCTGCCGGGCTCCTTCGACAAGATTCTGAACCGCCAGCGGGGCCGTGGCGAAATCCTTTCGTACTACAACCACAACAGCGACCTACTGCTGGGCCGTGAGTCGGCCGGCACGCTTGAGATCATCGCTGATGATCGTGGCGTTTCGTATGTGGTCGAGCCGCCAGACACGACGGCAGGCCGTGACGTTCTGGCCCTGGTGCGTTCTCGGAACCTGCGTGGAAGCTCGTTCGCTTTCACGGTGAGCCAGAAGGGTGGCGAGCGGTTCACGACCGATGAAAACGGCAGGGCTGTGCGTGAGATCGTTGAGGCGTCTGGCCTGTACGAGGTTGGCCCGGTAAACGTGCCGGCCTACGGCTCGGCAACGTCTGCCGTGGTGGCCCAGCGGTCATACGCTGCATGGCTTGCGGCACAGGCCACCGAGGCCGCTGAAGATCCCGAGGCCGAGCCGGAAGTGAAGAAGGCCCTGCGGTCCCTGGCCCGTGACGCCGCAGCGGCGTGGTCTCTGAGGCTTCGCAATGTCTGAGGCACGCTGCACCTGCGGCGAGAAACTGCGGACCCGTTCGAGCCGTGCATGCGGCGACGAGCGGCAGCGGTACGTGCGATGCCCCAGGTGCGGTGCCCGTGGCGTGGTGTTTGTCAAAACAACAGTTTCCGAAGTGCGGTTCTGCAAGGCTCCCCATAGGTAGCGGCACAGTGGACTCCATCGGCAATACCGCCGGCGGAGAATCACAGTGGACAACCTCAAGAAGCTGCAGGACGAGGCCGTTGCCCTCGCCAACCGGATCGACGCCGTGCGTGCCGTCGAGGGCGATGATGACAAGATCGCGGAGCGCGACCTTGAGCTGGAGACGCTGAACAAGCGTGCCGGCGACCTCGCCAAGAAGATCGACTTCGAGAAGTCGGTGGCCGAGTCGGCGAAGAACCTCCGCACGGTGGTGGAGCGGTGTGCCCCTGCCCCCGAGGTGACCGAGGAGCGGAGCGAGAAGGTTCGCGTCGAGGCGGTTCCGTTCTCGGGCCGGCTGCGTGCGTTCGAGAACGCCAAGGACGCCTACTCGGTCGGCATGTGGTTCAAGGCCAAGGCCGGCGATGCGGAAGCCCGCCGGTGGTGCCAGGATCATGGCGTCGAGGCCCGTGCTCAGGGTTCGACCGGCAGCACCACGGGTGCGGCCTTCGTGCCCGACGTGCTTTCCTCGACCGTCATCCGCCTGGTGGATCAGTATTCGGCCTTTGCTCAGAACGCGACGAATGTCGTGATGCCGAGCGACGTGGTGCTGTTCCCCCGCCGGACGGCTGGTGCGACGGCGTACTGGGTGGACGAGAACACCGCGATCACCCCGAGCGACCCGACCAGCAACCAGGTCACCCTGACTGCGAAGAAGGTCACGGGTGCGGTGACGATTGCTTCCGAGCTCCTTCAGGACTCGGTCGTGAGCATCGCCGACTGGATCGCTGCGGAGCTTGCTCTGTCGCTCTCCAACGCCGTTGAGGCGGCTGCGTGGAGCGGCAACCCGAGCAACGCCCCTGGCGTGGCCGGTCTGGTCACGACCCACACGGGCGGCCTGCTCGCCTCGTCTGCTGCCACCTACGCCGCCTCGCTTGTGACGGCTGCCGGTGACATCCCAGAAGAAGTGTCGAAGGCCAACCTGCTGGCGATGATGGCTGCGGTTCCGCAGCACAGCCGGCAGGGTGCCAAGTGGTTCTGCTCGCCCTACTTCTTTGCGTCCTGCATGCAGGCCCTCGACCTCGCCCAGGGCGGTTCGGTCGGCCTGTCGCAAGGCATGGGGCTCTCGTTCCTCGGCTCGCCGGTGGTCCTCACTGACCGGCTGCCGAGCGGTGCGGACTCGACGGGTGCGATCATGGCCCTCTACGGGGACATGGCGAACTCGTCTTACTACGGCGTCCGCCAGGGCATCGAGATCGCTTCGAGCGATCAGGTGAACTTCCTGTCGGATCAGACCGTGATCCGTGCCGTGGCTCGGGTGGCGATCACCCACGCCAACCTTGGCACCTCGACCGTCGCCGGCCCGATCATCGGCCTGGTGGGTCTGTGAGCCTGACGGCTTGACAGATGTGCAACGCTGGGCGGGCCGCTCCACAAGGGGCGGCCCGCTCTCCTTTTAGGGTTGCCCATGCTCGTCAAAGTCGGTGGCACCGAAGTCGAGATCCGGGTTGAGGCCGTGATGAGCGTGCCACGGCTCGGGTTCATGGACAACTTCTACAGCTGGGCTCAGGCGTTGATGCCGCTGGGCATCCGGCCAACCAAGGTCACAGGGGCATTCTGGGGCCAGTGCCTGCAGCGGGTGTGCGAGCAGTTCGTGGATTCGTGCGAGTACCTGCTGACCATTGACTACGACACGTTCTTCACTAGGCAGGACGTGGAGCAACTCTTCGCCATGGCGATGACGTTTCAGTGCGACGCCATCACTGGGCTGCAGACCAAGCGTGAGGACGGCCGCCCGATGCTGACGCTGCCGGGCACGCTGGACAATCCGCCCGAGGATGGCAAGACGAGCCTGCCTATGTCGTGGTTTGCCGAGCCGGTGCAGCTGGTGGACACGGCACACTTTGGCTGCACGGTGATCTCTACGGCTGCCCTGAAGCGAACGCCGAAGCCGTGGTTTCAAGGCGTGCCCAACAAGTCAGGCGAGTGGGGCGAAGGCCGCACCGACGATGACATCTTCTTTTGGCGGCAGTTCAGGCGTGCCGGCAATCGGGTCTACGTGTCGCCCCGCATCGTCTTGGGCCATGGGGAATACATGGTGACGTGGCCAGGGCAGCGGCTCGACCAGCCCGTTTTTCAGTATTCCACCGAGTTCGCCAACACGTTGAAGAAGCCGGAATCTGCATGGAGCGTGCCCCAATGACGAAACTGAAGTTCACCCGCTCATGGCGTGGCTACCGCAGCGGGCAGGTTGTCGAGATCGCTGGCGGGCTGGCAACGCAGTTGGTTGCCCAAGGCGTGGCAGTAGAGGAACGGCAGCAGGATCTGATTGAGACGGCGGCCGTCGAGCCCGTGGTTGAGACGGCCGACGCCACCCCGAGGAGAGTGAAGCGTGCAGTACCGAAGCCTCGTTCGTCAGACTCAGCCAGCCGTTGAGCCCGTCACGCTCGCCGAGGCAAAGGCCCACCTGCGTGTCGATACGGCCGACGATGACACGTACATCACGGGCCTGGTGCGGGCAGCCCGTGAGTGGGTTGAGCAGTACCTTGACCGCACGCTGGTGCATACGCAGTGGGTCATGCGGTTCGACAAGTTCCCGCCCGATGGCACGCTCGACATTGAGCTACCCCGCCCGCCGATGGTGGCCAGCGGGACGGCCACGGCCGTGGCCCTCACGTTCACCTACGAGAACGGCGACACAGCCACGTACAGCACGGCATCCTTCCGGGTTGACCGGGCGAGCACGCCAGGGGCCGTGAAGACGAACTACGGCCAGACGTGGCCGCCGCATCGGCAGGATGACAACGCCATCAGCGTGACGTGGTGGGCCGGCTACGGCCCGAGCGGCTCGGACGTGCCCCAGGGTGTGAAGAATGCCATGCTGCTGTACGTGCATGAGCTCTATGAGAAGCGTGGCAACGCCGAGCCGCCTGAAGCCGCTAAGGCCCTACTCGACGCCTACCGCTGGGGCTCCTACCGATGATCGACGCCGGCAAGCTGCGTGAGCGGGTCACGGTGCAGATCGCCAGCGGTTCCACGAACACGCTCGGCGAGACTGTGCTGGCGTGGGCAAACTCCACAGCCGTCTGGGCCAGCGTCGAAGGCGTGTCAGCTCGGGAATCGCTGGTCAACGCACAGCAGGAGATCGCAGTGACGCACCGGGTGCGGCTGCGTTACCTGCCGGGCCTGACGCAGAACATGCGTTTCTCTTGGCGTAGCCGCACGCTAGAGATCGTCAGCCTGCTCGAGCACGGCAACCGCAGCGAGCATGAGGCGATCTGCCAGGAGACTGCCTGATGGCAACTGTGTTTGCCGGCGGCGATCCGCTCATCAAGTTTGGCCTCGGCAAGGGCAAGCAGGCGAAGGCCCTGTTTTCGGTGCAGCCCATAGACGATGTAGTGGCCGCCCTCAAGCGGCTGCCGGCGGACATCAGCCGCAAGCATCAGTCGCGTGCATTGCTTAAGGCAGCCAAGCCCGGCATTGCTGCCCTGCAGAGCCAGGTGCTGGCCCTCGGGCGGGTCACTGGCAACCTGCTCGCCAGCGTGGATAAGGTGAGCCGCAAGTACACCAACAACAAGGCGAACCTGCCTGTGTCGCTGGTGGCAGTCGGCTTTCGCCGGCCAACAAACGCGAACAGCCAGAAGATGGCCGAGTCGGCCTTTGGCGGGAGCGTGAAGTACGGCCCGAACCGGGCGTATCACTCGCACTTGATTGAGTACGGCACGAAGCCCAGGACGGCCGGTAAGACCAAGCGGAAAAGCCGCAAGCGGGTGCTGCTCGGCGGCCGGCTCCGCACGATCATCGAGCGAGAGAAGCAGCAGCCGGTGGGCAATGCCCGTGGCGTGCTCTCGTCATGGGGCACCAGGCGTGGCGGTGGTGCGTGGAAGGGCCAGTACCCCATCGACTTCATTGCCAGTGGCACCGTCCGTGGCACACCCCCGCTGCGGCCTCTGGCGAAGGCATACCGGATCGCCGAGCCCACCATGCGGTCCATCATCGACACGGAAATGCGGAAGGCCCTGACCAAGGCCATCGAAGAGACCCGCAAGAAGTACGGCACCGACTTCGGAGTGTGACCCATGAAATCCCCGGAAATGGTGCTGCGAAACGCACTCGTCACCACTGCTTCGTTCACCACGAAGGCGGGCCAAAAGGTCTACCCGCTGGCGGTGCCTGCCAATGCGGCCCTGCCGTGGGTGACCTGGCGGCGGGCTGGCATCCAGCGGGCACAGGTAATGGGCGGCCCGATGGGGATGCCACGGGTGACGGTTGAGTATTCGATCCTGGCCGGCACCTATGAAGACGCCCGAGAACTGGCCGACACGATGCGTGCGATTCTGGATGGGTACGGGGGCACGTTGGACAATACGACGGTGGACCAGGTGTCGCTGGAAAACGAGGCGGACGACTTCGTTTCACTGAGCGGCAACGAGATCCCGACCGCGTACCAAATCACACAGACCTACGACGTTTGGTGGCAGGAGACATAGCACATGGCAGCCACGCCGCATTCCGGTTCCGGCACGACGTTTTCTTTTGCAGGGACGAACTACACCGTCACTTCGATCACCTACACGGTCGGCAACACGGGCGGCGGCACCGACAACATCGACATCTCGCACCTCGGCCAAACGGTGGGCCAGAGCGTGATGACGATCAGTCGGCCCCTTGTCGGCACGCAGGGCGGCGACACGGGCAAGACGGTGAGCATCGAGTACATCGGCACGAACGTCATCGCCCAGAATGCCACCGGCACGCTGGCGATCACGGGCGGCCTGTCGCTCAGCGTCACGGCAACCTGCAACAGTTCGTCTGTGACGCTGACCGTCAACGACGCCATCCGTGGGTCCGCCGAGTTCCAGTTGGCTTGATCGCCTGGGAGTTTCCCCATGGCGGTCTATAGCACTGGCATTGCGGTTTCCTGGGGCGGCACGCCGTTCACGGAGGTAACTGACCTCCAGTGGACCTATGGCGGCGGCCTGCCCAAGGGGCGTGGCACGGGTGACTTCCGGTGGAGCGACGAGGCCGGAACTCTGTCGGTCACTTGTCTCGGCACGGCAAACATCAGCACGGCTGAGTGGGGCCTGCGTCGCCAGCTGGTGGTCACGCAGGGGTCGATCCTAGGTGCGTCGGTGACGCACTTGACCAGTTGGGCAGTATGTGTGTCTGTGAACGTCGCGTATGAGGTAAACGGCGTGACCCGTTACACGGTGACGTTCAGGCTCTTGGACAACTGACATGGCCCTGACCAGAGAACAAATCGACGCAGCGAGCGACGCCAAGATCATCAAGGTTCCGGCCTTCGGTGGCGAGGTGTGCATCCGCCTGATGAGCGTGGGCGACCGCGACTCCTACGAGCTCAAGCTGCTCGAGGGTGACGGCAAGGCGATCCCCGACTTTCGCTCCGAATTGCTCAGCCGCTGCATCTGCGATGACAAGGGCGAACTGCTGTTCCCAGGCGACGAGGGCGTAAAGGCCCTCAAGCGACGCAGCAGCGACGAGATGCACGGCCTGTGGCGTTCGGCCCTGAAGCACAACGCACTCACTGAAGAGGAGATCACCAGACTAGCGGGGGAATGAACGCCAGGCCGACCTTGCAATTCAAGTTCGCCCTGGCCTCACACCTCAAGAAAACGGTGGCTGAAATCGACCGCATGGACTCACGGGAGTTCTCGCAGTGGATCGCCTTCAGCCGCTGGTTCCGACCGCTCGACAACCCGTGGATTCAGACCGGCATGGTGGTGAGCTCGGTGCTCGCTCCCTACACGAAGGGTAAGCCACCCGATGCGATGGACTTCGTGCCGATTGAGAACAAAGCACCGCAGCATCCGACGCAGATAGAAGAGACGATCCGCCGCATGGCGGCAGACCTGAAGCAGAAGTGACGCCATGGCCAATCTCGCCCTCGCCTTCAACCTGTCGGCATCTGCCACCGGCATGGCCCAGGGCATCAACGCCGGCGTGGTGGAGCTTCAGAAGCTGGGGTATGCGGCCAAGCAGACGGCCCGTGACGTTTCGACACTGAAGACGCTTGAACTGTCCAAGGTGTTCGTCGGTGCGTTGCAGTCAGCCGCCAGTTCTTTCACGCAGTTCACCAGCGGTGCTGCTGCTGCCGTAGATCGCACACGTCAGCTAGCCCAGAACCTTGGCGTGTCATACGGAGAGCTTCGCCAGTTGCAAGTGGCGGCCGACCTCTCCGGCGCATCCACCGACGACCTGGCCAAGGCGTTCACGCGGGCACAGGTGACGATCACCAATGCAGGCCGTGGCAGCAAGGAAGCTGTCGGTGCACTTGGGCGGCTCGGCCTGACCGTCAAGGACTTGGCAACACAGACGACAACGCAGCAGTTCTCAACAATTGCCGGTGCCATCAGCGGCATTCAGAATCCTGCCGAGCGTGCGGCGGCTGCGGTGGCAATCTTCGGGCGATCCGGGGCCGAGTTGCTGCCGACGTTCCGCGAGTTGCCCGAGAACCTCAAGATTGCCGGTGGGTTCCTGGCAGGGTTCCGTGATGGCATCGACGGCGTCAACCCGGATGCCATCGACGCCATTGGCGACTCGTTTGGGCTGGCGTCGCAGTCGCTCCAAGAACTGGCCGCCCGCGTGCTGACGCAGCTGGCCCCGGCACTGACGAGCGGTGCCGACCAGTTCGTGAAGTTCGTGCAGGGCATCGACGTGAGTGCGGCGGCCGAGGCCACACGCCAAGCTCTGCAGACGGTGGCCGATGTGTTCGGCGCTCTGTCTGGAATCGCAGCCCCACTTGCAAGAAACCTGCTCCCTGCCATCGGCGGTTACCTGGCATTCATCAACCGGCAGGCGATTGCAGGCGGCATTGCCGGTCTGGCCCGTATCTTCGGGGCTGCCGCCAAGGCTGCGTATGGGTATTCAGCTGCAGCAGGCACTGCTGCTGTTGCGACTGCCGGTCTTGGGGCAAGCATCCGAACGACGCTTGCTTCAACCGGAATCGGCATACTTGTCACCGGCCTGGGTTTGCTCGCCGGCGCAGCGCTGGAATGGGCAGTGGCAAGCAAGGCCGGCGGCGGCGATGCACAGGCTGCCATCGACCAGGCCACCGAAGCATCTAAGAAACTTCAGCGTGAATTGCAGCAGGCGGCAGCCGTCAGCATCGACCTCGGTGCCCAAGTCTCGAAGGCCCTGAAGGTGCCCGAGGAAATCAGCATCCGTGAGTTCGCCCAGGGCGGCATCGACGCCGCACGCTCATCCATTGTCTCGCTGGCCAACGAGCTTGGCGGCCTTGACCAGGTGCCTGCCAGCCTTGTGAAACAGTTCACCGAATTGCAGGGCCTGGTGCGGTTTGTGAACCGCGAGCACCAGAACGAAGCATCGTGGCTCGGCGTGATTGACGACCGTGCTCGAGCCCTTCAGGAACAGATCAAGAAGCTGACCGCATCACGCCAGGCTGACGCCGACGCTGCAAAGGCTCAGTCGGAAGCCGCCAAGCGTGCGGCTGAAGAGTCTCGGAAACGAGTCGGTGAGTTGGCATCGCAGGGGCTGACGCCTGCCGAGCAGAACCGGGTGAAGCTGAACCAAGACCTGCTCGACATCGGCCGGGAGCGTGCGGCTGCCGAAGCGGCCCTCGGCGAGGCGATGAAGGCCAGGGACGGCCAGGCAATTGCGGCTGCCAAGG